TAATTTCGTCAACAATTACACTCAATCGAAATGTTCGATTAGTATTTCAAGGCGCTAGAGCTGTTACCGCAATTGGCCCTGTGTTGCCAGGCTCATATTTGCTGAAGAAAAGCACCATGACAACGGCTGGTGTCAGCATTACTTACAACGGGGCCGCATGGTCTGGTGGTGGTGTTGTTGGTCAAAGCGGTAATGCTGGTGATGGTATTGTACTTCTTGCCAATAATGTCATTCTTGATCAAGTGTGCGCTATTTCATGTGGCAATGATGGCATTAGAATTGGCAGCGATTCATCTGGTTTTAATGCCAACATTTTCAAAATTACAATGCCTGTTTGCAGCTATAACGGCAGACATGGTATTTACATCAATGACAATAATCCAGGCACAGGCCCAGATGCCAATGCTGGAACGATTATCACACCATTTTGTCAATCTAATATAGGTGATGGCATTAACATCGGCGCTGGTTGGTTTAACACAATCATTGGCCCTTTGTGCGAAGTAAACAGCACTGGCATACGACTTCAAAATGGTTCGGTCAGTAATACTATTATTGGCGGTGATAGTGAAGCAAACACAGTAGATGACATTATTATTGATGCTGGCGCTCAATCCAACTGTTTCTTTGGCACATTTATTGGCGCTGGTGTGCCTGGCATTGTTGATAACGGAAACGCATCTATTATTCTTGGACAGTACGTCAACAAACTTGGCGCTGTCATGGCTATTCCCGTAACTGGTAAATCAGTTGAAATAAACGCTGCTGGCAATTCAATATATTTAGACTATATGTCTGATGCTGTTGGTGCTAAAGAATGGAAAACTGGTGATGGTATTGTTGCTGCTGGTACTTTTTCCATCTATGACGTAACAGATCTAAGGCATTCTCTTGGCGTAACTTCTGCTGGCGTTTCTACATACGGTTATGTTCGCCCAGGCACTCCTGCTGGCGCTGTACAAACCGCGTCGGGTCTTACTGCTGGCACTGGCGCACCAAGCAATGCTGATGGTCAAAATGGTGACTTCTATTTTAGAAGTGATGGTGGGGCTAGTACATCGGTTTACATGAAACGTGCTGGTTCATGGGTCGGAATTGTTTAAGGAAAAATCATGGCAGATAAAAAAATTAGTGCGCTAACAGGCGCAACAACTCCGCTGGCTGGAACCGAAGTTCTGCCAATTGTTCAAAGCGGTGCTACGGTTAAAGTTGCAGTTAGTGATCTAACTGCTGGTCGTGCCGTTAGTGCATTAAGTTTGTCTTGCACATCAACAATTAGCACCACAATTTCATCTAAAACAGCGGCTTTTGATGCGGCTGGTGGCAGTATTTATTCTACCTTTGATGATGCAACTACAAATTGGCGAATTGGTACTGGTATTCAAGCAGCGGGTAAGTTTTCTTTATATGCCGTTACTGGTGCGGTAAATGCTTTTACTGTTGACACTTCTGGCAATTTAAGTTTGGGTGTAGGCAATTTAGTAATGGCAACATCTGGCAAAGGCATCGACTTTTCTGCCACACCAGGCACAGGCACAAGCGAGTTGTTGGCTGACTATGAAGAAGGTACTTGGACACCAAGCACTGCATTTGCCACCTTTGTTGGGGCAGCAAGTTCTAGCGGAACATACACTAAAGTTGGAAGACAAGTTTCTATTAATGGAATTCTTACAGGTGCTACATCGGTGTCGGTGGGTGCTTCAGGAATTCTCACAACCGATCTACCTTTTACAACAGCAGCGTTTAATAGCATTGGAAGTATGGCAGCATCCACCAATACTGCTGATGGTGTTATTCGGGTTACAGGCATTTATATTGTGGCTACAACTACAATGGCTGCTACTGGAAGCATCACTTTTACCGCAACATACTTTGTTTAAGGAATAGAAATGTCTCTTACAAAAGTAAGTTTTTCCATGATTGCTGACATGTATGCCAATGTCATGGATTTTGGGGCAACAGGCGATGGTGTTACAGATGACACGGCTGCTTTTAATGCTGCACAAGCCGTATCAAAAAACATTTATGTACCGCCTGGCAGTTATCTTGTTGACAATTTTCTTGTCGCAACACAAGTTCAATTAATTGGCGCTGGCTACGGGAATACTTTTTTTAAGCAAAAGACCACTGGCTCTCCCGCAATTTATATTTTAGCTGATGCTACACAGGGACAAATTGAGAACATCACTTGCGCTGGATTTACTGTAATTGGTAAAACTGGTGCAACTGTGGCGGCATTTATTGTTGCTGGCTATTCCACTTATGCGGTATTTCGTTGCAAATTTGACTATGTTGCTTCCCTTACTTTTAGGGCGCTTGAAGTGCAAGGGGCTGCGGCTAACAACGTATTTCGTTGCGAATTTAAAGTTACTTCGCAAGACACTACAGATACAACAATTTTGATGACGGGTGGCGTGTACAACACATTTGATCTGGTACTTGCTAACTGTCAAAGCGGTAAAGCTGTTGATTACACTGGCACAAGTTCTTTGTTTACCAAAGTTACAGCAGACGCACAATTAAAATTTGCTGGCCTGAACAACACCATTACCAATGCATCTGTTGAATCATGGGGTTTAAACGGCACAGCATCAAGCATTACTGGTGACACTTATCCATCTGCATTGGTTGATCTTGGTTTTAACAACGTCTACATAAACCCGCAAGTTAATTTTACTGGCGTGGCCTCTATTAACACAAAAGTCACCTACGCTGTACAGCCCTTCAATGGCACTTTGTATGTTGATTTGGACATTATTGGAAATGGCTTAACCAACCCAATTGCTGCAACTAACGCATTTCCATTTACGCTTATCAATGCCTACAGTTCTGGTTGCACCAATAACATGGACACATTGTTTGTTGATACAAACAGTACAAGCACCACATTACGCAGAGTGAGCTTTGTTGGTGATTGTTCTACTTTGTCGGCAAGCACAATCCCTGCTAGCGGTAAAGCAATTCAATATTCTGCACCAACGACCACATTTACAGAAACAGTAAGAAACAACACAGACGCTGTAATTCTTGAGCCAACGGGCACGATTGCTACTTGCACTTTTGTGTTGCCTCAAATACCTGTTAATGGTCAAGTTTTGTCATTTTCAACTACTCAAACTTTAACAGCAATTACTGTTTCTTCTGCTTTGCCATCTGGCGTAAATGTCAGTCTTGTGCCAACAACAATGGCGGCAAATAGCCAGTTTTCCATTATTTATTACACCACTGGTAACAAGTGGTATCGCATTTAACCCGTACCAGTTCGGACAACTGGAAACCTTAATATCTAGCTAGATGGCTAGATTGGAAACAAGGAAATATTATGTTAGAAAAAGTTATCTCTGTTGATCTGATTGAAGTCATTGAAAACGGCTTACTTCAAGTTCGCACCAAAACCGCTATCAAAGAAGATGGCGTTGAAATCAGTAGCAAGTTTCACCGCCACGTTGTTGCACCTGGCGCTGATGTAAGCGCTGAAGATGCCAAAGTGCAAGCTATCGCATCTGCTGTTCACACACCTGAAGTAGTTGCCGCATACGAAGCTGCACAATTACTTGCACAACAAGAACGAATTCCAGCATAATGCTGAAAACAACCGTATCGGCGAGGTTCACCGAGGAATCTTAGGATTCAGAAAACATGACTGAAGAAGTCCAAGCCCTAGCGGAAGTAGACTCCGCGCCAACCACGGATGTGACGGCCACACCTGAAGTTGCTGAAAGTACGCCGGAAGTAGCTGAAACACAGGCTGCCAAGACATTCTCGCAAGAGGAACTTGACGCTGCTATTGGCAAACGCCTCGCAAGAGAGCAACGTAAGTGGGAAAGAGAGCAAGCAAATCGGTCTGCGGAAACGCAAATCGTAAAGGCTGCACCAACTGCCAGCGTTGATCAATTTGAAAGCCCTGAGCATTATGCGGAAGCATTGGCTTACCAAAAGGCAGAAGAGTTGATCGCCAAACGTGAAGCGGCCAAGCAGCAGTCGGCTGTTCTTGAGAGTTATCACGACTTGGAAGAAGAAGCTAGGACTAAGTATGACGACTTTGAACAAGTCGCCTACAACCCTAAACTTCCGATCACAAACGTGATGGCAGAAACGATCCAGTCTTCGGACGTTGGGCCTGAGTTAGCGTACTATCTCGGCTCTAATCCAAAAGAAGCAGATCGCATCTCACGCATGTCGCCATTGAGCCAGGCGAAGGAAATTGGGAAAATTGAGGCCAAATTGGTTTCATCACCCCCAGTTAGAAAAACGACATCTGCGCCAGCGCCGATTTCACCTGTCACCGCACGCTCCGCTGGAGTGTCGGCCTACGATACAACTGATCCTCGGTCTACCAAGTCCATGAGTGCATCAGAGTGGATTGAGGCCGAGCGCAAACGACAAGTGAAAAAGTGGGAAGCACAGAACCGCTAATTTTTTTAAAGGACTTTTAAAATGTCAAACAGTATTCTGACGATCGACATGATCACAAGAAAATCTCTCGAAATCCTCGAGAACAACCTTGTGCTCACCCGTAACGTGAACCGCCAGTACGACGACAGCTTCGCTGTTGAAGGTGCTAAGATCGGTTCAACCCTCCGTATCCGTTTACCTGACCGCGCTTTGGTAACTGACGGCGCCGCCTTGCAAGTGCAAGACGACAACGAACAGTTCACCACTTTGACCGTTGCCAGCCAAAAGCACATCGGTGTCAACTTCACATCTGCTGAATTGACCATG